GTGAGCGCAAAGAACGCCTGCGGGCCGCACTGGAGCAGCGACTGGCTGCACTGCTTGGGGCCGGAGAAACAAAAGCTGTATCTGGACAGCCTGACGGCGGACGAGATGCAGGAGCTGCTGGAGATGTGGACCCCGTGGGCCCATCCGGCGCAGAGGGCACCAGCGGGGCATGATTGGCGCATCTGGCTGTTCCTGGGCGGACGCGGTGCGGGCAAAACCCGCGCCGGGGCCGAATGGGTGCGCGATGGTGTGTATCACCGGCGGGCGGGGCGCATTGCCCTGTTGGCCCCGACGCTGGCTGATGCACGCGAGGTGATGATTGATGGCGTATCGGGTCTGATCCCGATTGCCCCTGATGACGAGCGCCCGGTGTACGAAGTGTCGCGCCGGCGGCTGGTGTGGCCGAACGGGGCCGTGGCCCACGTGTTTTCGGCTGAGGACCCGGACAGTTTGCGCGGGCCGCAGTTCGATGCCGCCTGGTGCGATGAATTCGCGGCCTGGCCCCATGCGGACCATATGCTGGCCATGCTGGAATTTGGTTTGCGGTTGGGGGCATGCCCGCGTGCGGTGATCACCACCACGCCGCGGCCCACATCGGCGCTGCGCACCCTGATGGCGCGGGGCGATGTGACGGTGACAACGGCGACGACGGCGGACAACGCGGCCCATCTGGCCCCCGGGTTTTTGGCGGCCTTGCACCGGATTTACGGCGGCACGCGGCTGGCGGCCCAAGAGCTGGATGGCCGCGTTCTGGATGCTGTCAGCAGTTTGTGGCGGTTCGAGGATGTCGAGCGGGCGCGGGACGATACGCCGCCGGTGAGGTTTGATCGCATTGTCGTTGGGCTGGACCCGGCGGTGACCAGCGGGCCGAACGCGGATGCCTGCGGCATCATCGTGGTGGGGCGTGTGGGCGATACGGCCTGGGTGCTGGAGGATGCGACCTGTCAGGGTGTCAAGCCGCTGGAATGGGCGGCGCGGGCGGTGCGCTGTGCGCAGCGCTGGAACGCGCCGATCGTGGCGGAAAGCAATCAGGGTGGCGAGATGGTGCGGGAAATGCTGCGCATCGCCGACCCGCATGTGCCGGTGCTGTTGTGTCATGCGCAGGTCAGCAAACGCTTGCGGGCCGAGCCGGTGGCGGCGCTGTACGAGCAGGGGCGGGTAAAGCACGCGGGCGGCTTGCGCGCGCTCGAGGACGAGATGCTGGCCTTTGGCGGTGGTGGCAGCCCCGACCGGGTTGATGCCCTGGTGTGGGCGGTCAGCCACGTGATGCTGACCGGCATCGCCGGGCCGCGCGTGCGGATGGTGTGACCCTTTTGGGTCGTTGGGTTCAAGATCACGTGCTGTCTCCCTCTCACTGAGGGAGAGGGTGGGGTGAGGGGGGAAACCCTTGCCGCAGTAACCCCTCACCTGACCGCTGCGCGGTCTTCCTCTCCCCCCGGGAGAGGAGAGGGAGCCATGCGTACGATTGGTATGAGCGGAAAGGCATAGAATGTTCTGGAAACGCAAGGATAAAACGCCGGAGGGTCAAAAGGCCAGCCGGGCGGTGGTTGCCATGCACACGGTGGGGCGCCCGATGTGGACGCCGCGTGATTACGAGGCGCTGTCACGCGAAGGCTTTGGCAAAAACGCCATTGCGTATCGCTGCATCCGCATGATTGCCGAGGCGGCGGCATCCGTGCCGCTGGAGGTGCGTACCCAAGGGCGGCGCATGCCCGAGCATGATCTGAGCGCCCTGTTGGTGCAGCCCAACCCGGAGCAGGGCGGGGTCGAGGTGCTCGAAGCCTTTTACGGCCACCTGCAAACCACGGGCAATGGTTATCTGGAGGCCGTCGAGGAGGCGGGCAAACCGGTTGAGCTCTATGCCCTGCGCCCTGACCGGATGAAGGTGATCCCCGGGCCGAACGGCTGGCCGCTGGGGTTTGAATACAGCGTCGATGGCCGCCGGTCCGAAATGGTGCGCGATCCGGCCACCGGGTTTTTGCCGGTGATGCATCTGAAGCTGTTTCACCCCAGTCACGATCATTATGGCTTTTCACCGCTCGAGGCCGCGGCCTTTGCCATCGACATTCACAATGCGGCGGGGGCGTGGAACAAGGCGCTGCTCGACAATGCGGCGCGGCCATCGGGCGCGCTGGTGTATACAGGGCGCGACAGCGGGGACCGGTTGTCTGATGATCAGTTCGACCGTTTGAAAGCGGAACTGGCCGACCTGCACACCGGCACGGGCAATGCGGGGCGGCCCTTGTTGCTCGATGGCGGGCTCGACTGGAAGCCGATGTCGCTGTCACCGGCCGATATGGATTTCATCGCGGCCAAGCACGCGGCGGCGCGCGATATCGCGCTGGCGTTCGGGGTGCCGCCGATGCTGCTGGGGATTCCGGGCGACAACACCTATGCCAATTACCGCGAGGCCCAGGCCGCGTTCTGGCGGCAAACCGTTCTGCCGTTGGTTGAAAAAACCACGCGGGCGATGAGCAACTGGCTGGGGCCGCGCTTTGGCGGGGCCACGGTTGTGCCCGAGCTCGACCGTGTGCCGGGCCTCACCGCCGAGCGCGACGCCCTGTGGGCGCGGTTGAACGCGGCGACGTTTTTATCGGACGCGGAAAAGCGCCGCTTGGCCGGATTGGACACCGGTGATGGCGTTTGAGCGCATCAGCCCCGGCTGGCGCATGGACCGGCAGGTGACGCTGGCGGTGTTGCTGGCGCTTGTGGTGCAGACGGCGGGGTCGTTGATCTGGGCTGGGCGGGCGGCAGAGCGGCTCGACCAGCTCGAACACCAGGTGGCCGGGCAGGACGACGCCTTGCAGCGCCTGGCGCGGCTTGAAGAGCAGGCAACCCAGATCGAAGCGGCCCTGCGCCGGGTTGAGCAGAAACTGGACGCGCGGTGAAGAGACCCCACGCATGAAGCGTGGGGTGACGTGGGGGGCAGATCCCTCGACAAGCTCGGGATGACGGCGGGGTAATCCTCCGCTTATGACAATGGTGGTGAGGATGACGGACAACCCAGGTCTGGTGATCGAGGGCTATGCCTCGGTGTTTGGTCAGCGCGACCTCAACGACGATGTCGTGGTGCGCGGGGCCTTTACGGATGCGCTGGCGCGCCAAGGGGCGGCGGGGGTGCGCATGCTGTATCAGCACGATACCGCCGAGCCGGTGGGCGTGTGGCGCATGGCGTTTCAGGATGCCCATGGCCTGTATGTGCGTGGCGAGCTGTTCGAGGACACGCCCAAGGGGCGGCTGGCCGGACGGCTGGTGCGCATGGGTGCGCTCGATGGGCTGTCCATCGGGTTTCGCACCCGGTCAGCCCGGCGCGATGAAACCGGCCGCCTGCGGCTGCTGACCGATATCGATTTGTGGGAGGTGTCGCTTGTCACCTTCCCGATGTTGCCATCGGCCCGGATTGTCCGGGCGGACGGCGTGCCGCTGGGGTCGCCCAGACGGCAGCAACCGGCGCAACGGGCGCCTTATTGAGCGGAGAAACCCATGAGTATGGAACGGAAGACGGCGGCCGCATCTGCGGAAGCCCGTGCGGTGACGCACGAGATGATGGCCACGTTCGAGGCCTATAAGGCCGAAAACGAAACCCGGCTGGCAGCGCTTGAGCGCGGGCGGGGCGATGTTCTGCACGACGACAAACTGGCCCGTATGGACCAGAAATTGTCCGAGCAGAATGCCCGGATCGATCAACTGACGCGCGCGGGCAAACGCCCCGAGCTCGGTGGCGGTGACCCCTGGGCCGGTGCGGGCGATGAGCGCAAGGCGGCGTGGAATGCCTATGTGCGCAAGGGCGATGTCAGCGCATTGACACTGTTTGAGAGCAAGTCGTTGTCTGCGGGGTCGAACGCCGACGGCGGCTATGTGGTGCCATCGGAAACCGAGCGCATGATCGACATGCGCCTGAAAGAAATCTCGCCCATGCGCGAGATCGCCACCGTGCGCCAGGTCGGCAGTCTGTCGTATAAAAAGCCGGTCAGCCTCGGCGGTGCTACCCACGGCTGGGTGGCCGAGACGGCGAGCCGCACCACCACCGACAGCCCGACCCTGACCATGCTGGAATTCCCGACGGCGGAAATCTATGCCATGCCCGCGGCGACCCCGACGTTGATCGACGATGCCTTTGTCAACATCGATGAATGGCTGGCCGACGAGGTGCGCACCGTGTTCGCCGATCAGGAAACCACGGCCTTTGTCACCGGCGATGGCAGCAACAAGCCGAAGGGGTTTTTGAGCTACACCAATGTCGCCAACGCATCGCACGCCTATGGCCAGATGGGCTATATCGCCACCGGTGCGGCGGGCGCCTTTGCGGGCTCGAACCCGTCGGATGCCTTGATCGATCTGATCTATGCGCCGAAAGCGCAGTTCCGCCCCAACGGGCGTTTTGTGATGAACCGCCGCACAGCGTCTGTGGTGCGCAAGTTCAAGGATTCAACCGGCAATTACATCTGGCAGCCGGGTCTGAGCTTTGGCACGCCGCCGACCTTGCTCGGCTATCCGGTGACCGAGATCGAACAGATGCCGGACATTGCCGCCAATAGCTATTCTATCGCGTTTGGCGACTTTGCCCAAGGCTATCTGATCGTTGACCGTGCCGGGATCCGCATCCTGCGCGATCCCTATGCGGCCAAGCCCTATGTGTTGTTCTACACCACCAAACGCGTGGGCGGCGGGGTGCAGAACTTTGATGCGATCAAGCTGCTGAAATTCGCCGCAAGCTGATCGCAGTGTAGCGGGCCTTTATGGAGGCGGGGGTGACCCCGCCTCTGATTGGGAGAATATCATGACCATCACCATCATCACGCCGCCGGTGAGCGAACCTGTGTCGCTGGCCGAGGCGAAGGCGTTTTTGCGGCTTGAGACATCCGACGAGGATGATCTGGTTTCCCATTTGATTTCAACGGCGCGCGAGGCGATCGAGCGCAGCCTGGGGCTGGCGCTGATCACACAAACCGTGCGCGAGACGCTCGACGCCTTTACCGGGTCCGGTGTGCAAAACCACGGGCGGGCGTACCGTCTGGCGGTGCAGCCGCTGGTGTCGGTGACAGCGGTTGCGGTGCGCGATGCATCGGGCGGCAGCACGCCATGGGATGCAGATCAGTACTTTGTCATGCCCGGTCTGCACGGCTGTCTGGTGCTGACCCCCGATGGCCGTTTCCCGGCGTCAACCTTGGGCGCGGGCGGGATCGAGGTCACCTATGTCGCCGGGTTTGGCGCTGCGGGTGCCCAGGTGCCAAACGCCATCCGCCAGGCGATCTTGCTGGCTGTGGCCGACGGGTTTGAAAACCGCACCGGCATCACCGATTACGGGCTCAGCCCTGTGATATCCGCGCTGATCGCGCCCTATCGGCGGGTGCGGCTGTGATCGGGGCGCTGCGCACGCGCGTGCGCCTGTACACCCCAACCGAGGTTGAAGACGCTGGCGGCGGCCGTGCCCTGGGTGAAGTGGAACTGGGGCTGGTGTGGGCCGAGGTCAGCATCACGCGGTCATCCGAGGATGGCACCAGCGGGCGGGCGCGGACCACGCAGTACGTTGAGGCTGTGGTGCGGTCGCGGTCCGAGCTTGTGCGCGGCATGACGCTGGTGTGCGGCGGTGTGCGCTATCGCGTGTTTGCCACCGCGCCCTATGACCCGCGCGGGCGTTACACCCGGTTGCTGGCCGAGGAGGACATCACATGAGCGCGAGTTTTGCCCTGCAGGTGGCGATCCTTGCTGCCCTGCGCAGCGATGCGGGCGTCAAGGCGGCACTGGGCGATCCGGTGCGGATCTATGACGTGCCGCCGATGGATATCGGGTTTCCGTTCGCAGTGCTGGAGCGCGCCGACTGCCGTCCGTGGGGCGGTATGCCGGTTGAGGGCGATGAGCACACCCTCAGCATCCACATCTGGTCGCGCTATGGCGGCGCACGCGAGGCCAAGCAGATCACAGCAGCCATTCGCAGCGTGTTGCAGGATGCGGTGTTGAGTGTGGAGGGGCATCGGTTGGTCAATCTGCGCGTGACCTATGCCGATCATTTTCGCGGTGCGGACGCGCGCACCCAGCATGGGATCGTGCGGCTGCGTGCGGTGACCGAGCCGGTGTGAGATTGCGCGGTGTCACCCGCTCCCAGAGAGAAGGTAACCCCTCACCTGACCGCTACGCGGTCTTCCTCTCCCTCAGGGAGAGGAGAAGTGGGCGGGGATTGTGCCTGCATGCTCAGCGGCACGTTTTTGAACAACAAGAGGAGGCAACAATGGCAGCACAAAAGGGACGTGATGTTCTGGTCAAGGTTCACGATGGCGGATCGCCGGGCAGTTATGTCACGGTTGCGGGTTTGCGGGCGCGGACGCTGTCGTTCAACGCCAAGCCGGTGGATGCGACCGATGCGTCCTCGACCGGTGCGTGGCGCGAATTGCTGGCCGGTGCGGGGGTGAAATCGGCGACGGTGTCGGGGGCGGGCGTGTTTCGCGATGCGGCGTCCGATGCGTTGATCCGGCAAGCCTTTTTCGATCAGGCGGCGCAGAGTGTGCAGCTGACCATCCCCGATTTTGGCACGGTTACGGGTGCGTTCCTGATCAGCAATCTCGATTACGCGGGCGATCACGAGGGCGAGGCGACCTATGCCATCACGCTCGTGTCCGCCGGTGCGCTGAGCTTTGCCGCGCTATGAGCACGGGTGCACATGCCGTGCGCGGTGTTGTGGTCTGCGAGCTGGGCGGGCAATCGCGTGCCGTGTGCCTGACGCTGGGGGCCCTGGCCGAGATTGAAACCGCGCTCGGGGTCAGCGGCATGGCCGCGTTACAGGAACGGCTGGCGACACTGTCGGCGGCGGATATCCTGGCCGTGCTGGCCGCATTGCGGCGCGGTGCGGGCGAGGCGGTGACCACGGCGGATCTGGCGCGCGAGCCCCTGACCCTGACCGAGGCGGCCCACGCGATTGTCGCCGCGTTCAAGGCGGCGGCGCTGTGAACACGGCTACGCCATGGGCCGATTGGCTGCGCCATGCGGTCACCGTGCTGCATCTGCCGCCTGCGGCATTCTGGTGCCTCAGCGTGCGCGAGTGGTTGATGCTGACGCAGATACCCCATGTGCCGCGCCTTGGGCGCCACGATCTTGAAACCCTGATGACCCTGTATCCGGATGATCCCTCATGACTGATCCCAACACACCACATCCCTCAGGCCTTGGCCGCGTGGCCGAGGACGCTGCCCGCGCGGCGGAGGCCCTGCAGGACCTGTCCATCGGCCCGGGGGCCGAGGCGGCGCAGGCGCTGGAGCAAGCGTTCAACCGCGCCGGTCGATCGATTGCCGGGTCGCTGGCCCGCGCGGCGCGCGATGGCGAGGTGTCGCTGAAGTCTTTGGCCGCCGCAGCGCTTGAAAGCTTTGCCCGCACTGGGTTCGAACAGTTTCTGGTCAAACCGATGACCGGGGTGATCATGAACATGGCGCAGAACCTGCCGTTCCTCGGGGCCCGCGCCGGTGGCGGCCCGGTGACGGCGGGCGGGGCCTATCTGGTCGGCGAGCAGGGGCCCGAGATGTTCGTGCCGCATGGCATGGGCGAGATCCGCCCTGCGGCGGGTGGCGGCGGGGTGACGGTGCATCTGCACTTGCCCCAAGGCAGTGATGGCGCATCGATCCAGCGGTCTGAACAGCAGATCGCGGCGGCGCTGGCGCGGGCGGCGTATCTGGGACAAAGGAGCCTTTGAGATGAGTTTTCACGAGGTGGTGTTTCCCGCGCGGATCGGCTTTGGCTCGTCCGGCGGGCCGGAGCGCCGGACCGAGGTTGTCACGCTGGGGTCGGGGTTTGAAGTGCGCAACGCAGCCTGGGCGCAGTCGCGCCGCCGGTTCAATGTCGGGGCAGGGCTGAAAACCCTGGATGATCTGGCCACCGTGACCGCGTTTTTCGAGGCGCGGGCGGGACGGCTTTATGGCTTTCGCTTTTCTGACCCGACCGACCATCAGTCGTGTGTTCCTTCGGCCGGGGTGGCGGCGACGGACCAGATGATCGGGACGGGGAATGGCACCGCCGTGCAGTTTCAACTGGCCAAGGCGTACAGCGATGCGGGCGGTGGTTATACCCGCGTCATCACCAAGCCGGTGGCGGGCAGTGTGCGCGTGGCGGTGGCGGGGGTCGAGCTGGCCGGTGGGGCTTTTGCAGTCGATCCCGCAACCGGTGTGGTGACACTCGGCACGGCGCCAGGGGCGGGGCAGGCGGTGACCGCCGGATTTCAGTTTCACACCCCCGTGCGGTTTGATACCGACCGGCTGGATGCCGCGATCGAGGCCTTTGGCGCCGGGCGGTTTGTCTCCATCCCCCTCATTGAAATCAAGGTGTAATCATGCGCGCCATTCCACCCGCCCTGCAGGCCAAACTGGATGCGGGGGTCACAACCCTGTGTGCGTGCTGGGTCATCACGCGGCGCGATGATGTCACCCTCGGGTTCACCAGCCATGACCGCGATCTGATCGTGGAGGGCGTGGTATGCCATGCCGCGAGCGGGCTGATCGCCGGTGCGGCGGAAACTCGGGCCGGGTTGGCAGCAGGCCTTGGGCATGTTTCAGGTGCGCTGGACAGTGATGTCATCGCCGCCGATGATATCGATGCGGGATTGTATGATGGGGCGTCGGTTGTCAGCTATCAGGTGGATTGGTCCGACCCCAGCCTGTTCGTGCGCACGGCGCAGCACACGGTGCGCAGTATCACGCGCACGCCGCATGGTTTTGCCTTTGATCTGGCAGGGCCGATGGCGGCGCTGGACCGGGTTGTCGGGCGGGTGTTTGCGCGCGCATGCGATGCGGTGCTGGGCGATGGCCGCTGCGGCGTGGATATCACCGCCGGGGGGTGGAGCCGCACGGCAACGGTGACGCGGGTGTTGGGCCCCGCGCGGTTTGAGGTGTCGGGCGTTGACGATATCGCGGCGGGGTTTTTCACCCTGGGGCAGGCCACGGTCGCGGGCGAAAACGTTGCGATCAGCAGCCATACGCGCGATCAGGGCACGACGCAGATCACACTGGAGCAGGCCGTGGCCGTGACGGTGGGGCAGGGCATCAGCCTGCGCGCCGGATGCGACAAGCGCCTGGCCACCTGCCGCGATCGTTTTGCCAATGCCGCCAACTTTCGCGGTTGCCCGCACATGCCGGGCGATGATTTCATTATGGGCTATCCGGCCGAGGGGGAAACCCACGACGGCGGGTCGCGCACCGGATCATGATACCGCGCGCCGCCGTGGTGGACGAGGCACTGCGCTGGGTCGGCACCCCCTATGTGCATGGTGCATCCCTGCGCGGTGTTGGCTGCGATTGCATCGGTTTGCTGCGCGGTGTGTGGCGGGCGCTGTATGGCGCTGAGCCCGAAGCCCTGCCGCCCTATACCCCCAATTGGGATCAGGCCGGGGACGATCTGCTGCTGGCCGGTCTGGCGCGGCATTTCAAACCGCAGATACCGCACCATATGCAGCCCGGCGATGTGCTGGTGTTTCGCATGACGCCCGGTGCCATGGCCAAACATGTGGCGATTTTGACCGGGATCAAAGGCCCGCGCGCCCGCATGGTGCATGCCTATTGGGGGCGGGCCGCGGTGGAAAGCTGGCTGGGGCCGTGGTGGCGGTCGCGGCTGGTCGCGGCCTTTTCCTTTCCAGACAGCGGAGATGACAGATGGCACAGGTGA